TTCATCCTTTTTTCACTTCTTTGTAGATATTGTTAATAATTACCCCGTGTGTATTTTTTTGTTTTACTGTTGAGCCTGTTTCTTTTTATTGCTGACCTTGTTTGGTTTCTTTATCTTTTTTCTCTCTATAGAGCATCAACATTATCAACAAAGCCTAGAACCTATACCCTGTAAAGGTTTTGATTGTTAATAACCTTATCTACAATCAAATTACAAAAGAACAATCGCTCCGTAGTATCTGTAGTATATATACTACAGATAAATAAAAAAATACCGCCCTACGAGAGAGCGGCTACCCATATCAATCTTCTAAAAAAATTCTCTCACAGTCTTAATAGAATTGTCAAGACAAAAAAATAACCGCACTCTTGGGTGGTATAAAAGAGCGCAGTAGTATAAGGTATAAATATGATTACTTTTTATTATATCTCAAAAAAGAAAATTCAAGATATAATACAAGAAACAGTACGCACCTCATCGATGGCTCAAAAAGTCCTTACTGGTAACTATTTTCTTAAAGGGCAATCGTATCCTACGATTGCCAGTGAAATTGTTATTGAGATTAAAAAGGGTTCGACTTGGGATGAGGAGTTTTTTATTCAGGGAGATTTTACTACATGGAACATTAATTTTTATGTAGCAAAGCAATTTGGAGAAGATCGCATGGCAGTCGGTCGGATCGATGGGTTGCAATTTGGCAATTTTATTTTACCTGCTTATGAAGAGGGAGAAGACCCAATTGAATATCAAAATTATACTTATTTTCATTTAATTATCGATAGCAATATCACTGCTGAGATGGACGTTACTCCTGTCTCTTTTAAGGAAATCGGACAGCCAAAAGTGGGAAGAGATTACTGGCAAGCTGACTTAGAGGCATCTAAAACTATTGCTAATCGGCTCGTTGTTGAACCTTTAGGACTAGATTTAATTCCCGTAGTCGTTAGGGGGGAAGTTTGATGCCAATTCAAATAACTGGAAGTTCTAGGCAAGTAATTGTTTCGGCTACTCTTGGAGGTGCTGGATGGTCGCCTATTTTGTCCCTAGTTACTGATGGTAATCGCCGGGTTTTTCAGGTAGTTAATTGGGTAGGAGGTTCAGGTACTCCTCCAGCAACGGGTGGTTATATTGGACCGTCTGGGCTAGTTTCTTCAATTAGCTCTGCTGTTGATGTTCGGGGTTCTCCTGGACTACCGGGAGAGGGAAGTGCTTTTTACAAGCATACTCAATCGCCTGCATCTGCAACCTGGACAATTATTCATAATTTAGGCTTTGAGCCACAGACTCAAGTTTTTAGTTCAGGGGGAGTAAAAATAGAAGCTTTTGTACAAAACCTTTCTTTAAATACTACTCAAATTATTTTTAGTAGTCCCTTTAGTGGTTATGCAATTTTATCGAGGTAATTATGACTTTTATTGAATTTTGGTCTGACACTGAATTTAAAGGAAAAATTCGGGCTTCTGTTGCCCCAGAAAATCCTAACGATTTGGTCAATTTTGGTACTTTAAATGCTCTTCTGGAAGGGTTTGATTACAAGGACGCAGTATTTGCTTCTGCCCCATCAAATATCAATTTAAATGCTCCTGGCTCGACAATTGGTGGGGTAACTATGAGTTTAGCCAATTCTCGCTTTATTGCCGCAAATCAAACTAATAACACAGAAAACGGGTTATACAATTGGAACGGAGCTTCTGTTGCAGCTACCCGCACTGCTGACGCTAGTACAGGAGCCGAACTCAGAAACGCGATTGTAACTGTTGCCTCTGGTAGTGGGAATAACGATGAGGGCGTGACTTACAGGCAGATTACTCAATCCGTGACTTTGGGAACTTCTCCTATAATCTGGCAAGTTCATGGGGCCGGAATTCCTGACGCAAGTGAAACCACATCGGGTAAAGTACAGCGTGCTACTTTAGCCGAACTAGAAGCGGGAACAGACACAGCCAAATATGTCACCCCTTCCTTGCTTGCCAGTTGGTCCGGAAGACGGCGATCAGTAACTACTAATCCTTTTGGAGATGGCACTAATACGGTGTTTGTGATCACACATACCCTGACTGATACTAATCCCAGCGTAGAAGTAATTCGCAATAGCGGTAATAGAGATACTGTAGGAGTTTTTACGGAACGATTGAGTAATACTTCAATCCGCCTAACTTTTGCTTCTACGGCAGTACCTTCTGTAAATGGATTCGTAGCCAAATTACTAGCTTAGTATTGTGAAAGAATTTCTTGGTCCTACTGACACTTTAGATTCGATTGCTACAGCCCGATGGGTTGCTAGTCGGTTGCAAAACGAGAAAGTAACTATTAGAAATATTTCTGCTGTAGAGCAGATTCCTGTTACCTCTTTTCCAAGAGAAATTACTCTTTTAGAAGTGCGAAATTTACGCACAACCGTAGGAAGTGCTACAATAACTTTTAGCTTTGGCAGTGGCACTTCTTTTGGGGCAATACCAGGACTATCTAGTCTATCTCTTACTACTGCCCGGGCTAATTTTACAGTATCTGGACAAGGACAAATTATTACTACTGCTCAAGAAATTCGATTCGATATTACCAGCGTTACTGGTGGACCATTAAGTATCCCTTTTTTGTTAATTTTCCGCGAAACAGCATCGCTAACTTAAATGCCTAATAGTTTAACTGCTCAAAGCTTATTTTTAAATAGTCCCGAATATATTGAAAGATACCAAATTGCATTAACAAATGTTTCTGGGTCTTTCAATGAAATGTCAACTAATTCAGCTTTTTTTGATAGTAAAATCAAGCCTAATTTAATCGATGATAAATCTGTCCGATTTTATGTTTACAAAAGGATTTTATCAGAAATGATTGTTTTTGATCCCTATGTCAAGCTGAATGTAGCTAAATTGGGAATGACGGCAGCAGTGTTTGGGGAAGCTCCAAGACTTGCGCTTTCTATTAATATTGGAGATAAATTAAATCCGATTTCTGAATCGGATATTTTGCAGGCAGTAACACAGCAATTTAATGACGAGAATCTGTTAGCTCAATTGTTGAATCAAAATATTCTCAAAGTGTCTGCGGTTTTTAATAATTAGTTCTTGTAGGAGTTTTGTTATGTTTGAATCTAAAAAATCACAAAAATCGCAATTGTGGACACCAGTAGAACTAAAATCTAAAAGACTTTATCTCTGGTTTGACGCTACTGATAATACTACTTTTGGTTGCGATAAAAATAATAGTATTTTTATCTTAAAAGGTGGAAGTAATCAGCATTTTCTACAAAAAGTATTTGCTTTCTTTAGAAAAGCAGTAATTAATTTGATAGCGATTTTTAAAGGTCTGTAATTTTAATTAATGCTAATAATTGATGCTAGTCTCCGATTATGGACACCCGCAGATTTACCTATTGGACTGCTTTCATTGTGGCTAGATGCGGCTGATTTAAGTACTATTACAATTGCCACAGGCGTTAGTCAATGGCGTGACAAGAGTGGCAATGGCGCACACGCAACTCAGACAACTGCGGCGAACCAGCCTGTTTATTCCCAGACTGGATTTTTTGGACTGCCGGGTATAACTTTCGACGGATTAAACGATAGCTTGTCAATTTCTACCACGCAGATACAAAACACAACTCACGGTGTGTATTGGGTGTTCTCCCGTCGCGGACCCGGAAATAACGGCGCCGGAGGTTATATGCCGAGCGTTGGTGTCCTCGCTGGTGCTACTGACCGTGGCGCGCTGCATTACGTGAAGAACAGTAACAATTTCGGGGCGTCGTTTCCGTATTTCGGTGGTCCAAGCAGTTTCTTTTACGACCTGGGTTCTGGCACGGCATACAACAATACCGACGCGCAGGTCATGGCATTCCAGAGCAACGTGACAGGCTGGGGCGTGTGGCGGAACGGCAGTTTGGAAGGAACCACAAACGGGATTAGCACACCAAATAACACGAACCTTGGTTTCACTTTAGCCGCGCAAGCAACCCCGCTTCGCTTTTCAAATATCACAATGACCGATTTTATTCTGTTGAGAACAACAAATACTTCTATCCGTCAGATTGTTGAAGGCTATCTCGCGTGGAATAGGGGCTTGACCGCCAACCTTCCCTCCGCACATCCTTTTAAAAATCGTCCACCTCTTGTTTCTGATATTTAAGGTAAAATAAAATCAGAAAATATTTGGAGAATTTAAATTGAATTACAGAAAATACTTAGCTGGAATTAGTATTCCACCAGCAGAATTGATCACATAGCAAGACAAGAGTGGCAATAATAACCACCTTTTAGCACAACCGAAAAAAAGGTGGCATCAACGGCTTTCTGTCTTATCGAGCGATGCTGTTAAATATCATCCCATCCCGTTAAGCCAGAAGACATAACATAACTGGTAACAGTTGCTTCAAAAAAGTTTGACTTAGTGTGACCTTCCCCTTGAGTATCAGAGAATTTCTCTAAATGGGAATAGGGAGATTTTTTGTATTTGTCCTCGGTAAAAATTGGATTTAAGCCGATGGCTTTTAGTCGAATATTGGCAAGGTATTTAGTATAGTGATCTATACTTTCTTCAGTAATGCCCAGTATTTGATTACCGATAATATGGTTGGACCAATTAATTTCTTGATTGACAGCCTCTAAAAATGAACTTGCCATGCCTTTTTTAATTGACTCTTTTGGGAATAATTGCAATGCTTCCACAATTAATTTTTGATACAAACGGACGTGACTTAATTCGTCCCGGTTGATCATTTTGAAAACGTCAGCACTACCGGCCATTAGATGTCTAGAAGCTAAATTATAAAAATACTGGAACCCATTATAGAAATACAGTCCTTCTAGAATATAATTAGAACACAGAGAACCAAAATAATTACTCTGTGTTGGGCTGTCAATATATTTTTGATAAGAACTAGCAATAAATTCACAGCGATCCTTGAGAACTTTATCGGTGCGCCATAAATCATAAATTTCAGCCCTTTTGTTTGAGGGAATAATAGTCTCAATCAAGTATTGATAACTTTGATTGTGCATAGCCTCTTGAGAAATTTGTTCTGCCATACAAAGGCTGATCTCTGGGGCTGTGACGCAAGATTTTAAGTGAGGAATATTACAGGTTTGTACAGAATCAAGAAAAGTTAGATAAGACAAAATACCATCATAGGCACGCCTTTCGTCAAGGGTTAAATTATTATAGTCAGTTATATCTTGAGTAATATCTATTTTTTGCGGGATCCAAAAATTCTCACGCATCTGTTGATACAAACTTACAGCCCAAGTATAGCGAACATCGTTTAATTGCATCAGGTTGGTAGTGTTACCAAACCAGATCGAACGGTTTTCGATTGCATCATCTCCCGACAGATTGAAGATCGGGGAAACGGGCATTTTATTGTCAAGACTGATCAATGACATAGTTTTACTTTACTTTGGTTCCCAGTCTTTACATTGTACACAAAAAATAGAAGGATTTACGCTACATTTTAGATTAAAGTCTTTATGGGTTTCAGGGTTATAATATTTACAAGAACTAATCCGATTATATTCATCTGTTAAATAGTATTTGAATTGTTTAACTGTGTAGATTAAATTAGTCTTAAATCTAAAAAACACTCTACACAAGACAACAGCAAAAATTAAAGCAGTATAAAGTAAAAATATACTTAATACAATAGTTGCTAGAAAGTCAATAATTATTATTGTCATAATGATTATTTATTTTTTCGAGTATTGATAAAATAACAGAAAAAATGATATTCATGGTTAATTAGCACAACTAGAACAGCTATCTTTAAAGTTATCCTTCTGAACAGTCCGTACATAATAGACTGCTTTACATTCTGATTCCCACGCTAAAACTAGAGTTTCGTAAATTTCTTTAACTGTTAATACGCGGTTAGGTTCGTCAGGAAAATAAACACCCTGATTAAGATTGAATAGTAATTCCATAGAAATCCCTGTATCAATCCATTTTTGCATTTCAGCAATCGCTTGAACGACAATCTTTTGATCAAGATTTTGATTCTCTTGGTAATACCAAAAGAAATCCTTAATAAAAGGAGGGCAATTAGGGATAGCACCCTTTGAGTTCTTTTCTGTAAATACCCGCTTAAAAACGGGCAAAACACTGGCAGTGCAACCTTGAATTAAGGAAGAAGTAGTGTTGGGAGCTACAGCAGTAATATGGGAATTTCTAATGCCAAATTGTTGAATACTTTTGGCTAATTGATGCCAATTATAGGTATTATCAGAATTTACGTTGAACCATTCTAATGGTTTAGCCCCTAGTAATTTACCCTGACTCCATTCACTGCTGGAAAAAGCTTGATAAGCACCGCGTTCTTTAGCCAATCTCATCGAAGCGTGAGTACAATAATAGCTAATTCTTTCAAATAAATCATTGATAGATTTAAAGTCTTTATAAAATAATTTTTGTTTAGCTAACCAGTCAGCTAATCCCATAACCCCAACTCCAATAGTGCGATAACGGTCATTATGTGTTTTGGCTTCACCAATCGGGGGACAAGTCAAGTCGATTGTATTGTCAAGCACTCTAACAGCAAGATGACACATTTCCGCTAAATTAGTAAGAGTGTCAATGTTGGCTAAATTAAGACTAACTAAATTACAGCAATGGGCTGTTTTACCCGGTGTGACATTAGAGAAGCTCTCACAGCACAAATTAACTTGAGGGATGTACCCGTCGTGTTTATTAGGATTAGCCCGATTAATGGTATCTTTGAAGGCAAGATAGGGCATACCTGTCTCGACTTGAGAGCGCATAACATCTTTAAATAACTCCCTAGCGTTAACTTTTCTGTAGAGAGTAATTTCTGTCCCTAGATTATCTTCAATTAATTTGTAAGCATCTTCAAATTTTTC